CTTTTGTTGTTATTTCTTTATAATTTCCTTGTAAAAGAATAGATTGATTTGATTTAAGTTTACCTGTTTTATTTTCTAAATCTTGCATTCTTTGATAAAGAATAGATTGATTTGATTTAAGTTTACCTGTTTTATTTTCTAAATCTTGCATTCTTTGATAAAGTCTGTGTAATTCATCTCTTTGATTATCTTGTATTTCTTTTAATAATTTTTTGCTTATCATATTATACCTTTTATAACTACATATTTATTAATTCTCTTTATCATACACTACATTCTTTTATAACAGTCTTTTGTACTTGTTTGTTAATGTATTTAGAATAATGTTTTTCCCATACAATATCATCTTTTGCTGAATCTTTCTTAACATCTAATACAATCTCCCTCATAACATCACCTATAAGTTTTTTTGTATATCCAGGAAATTTACTCATAGCTGACTGAATACGATTTTCATTAATATATGGATCTATATCACTATAATCATATTCAATTCTTGGTTTTTTGTTCTTTGGTTTTCTTACCATCTCATCAAAATTTTGATGTTTTATTTTGAAAATGTATCGTGAAAGACCTGTTAATTTAGGTCTTGATAAACATCTAACAACATATCCCTCAATTATGTTACCCTCAATAGGATTAATAAATGAAACTATTTTAGTCTGATCACCTTCAAGACTTGCTGTTAAAGTCTCTACAAGTTTATTAAATGTAGTTTTTACAATACTATGTACTGGAGCATATTGAAATGGTTTAAATTCACTAGCAATATCAATGGTATAATACTGAAATGTATGATATTTACCTTCATTGTCTTTAAAATCAAAGATATAAAAAGCTTTATCACCATAATCTACACCTTTTTGTATACCCTGACCGGCAATCTCACCATAAGCAAAGTCAATATCAGTATTAAGATCAAAAAATGACTTCCAATCATACCCGTCCATAACTTCTTTATATTTTGTAGGTAAAAGATGGCCATTTCGTGTAAAGTATCTTGGTCCATCTTTGTATTTATTGCTTATACAAATTGAAGAACCATGAATTTTTTCAGAAATATGAAATTCTTCAACATCATTTGCTAAATCAATATCATCAGTATATTTATCTACAATTTTTGGTATATATTTATAATTTTCAATTTCAGAAAATCTAACAAATTTTTTATCTTCAGACATAATATCTCCTTATTGTTTAATATATAATATCATAGATTTTTTGTTATGTCAATATGAAATATAAAATCTAATTGTTTTTACACCTTCAGGTAAATCTGTAATATCTATTTCATACCCTTGAACATAGTCATTACCCCATTCTTTCAGTTTAAAATCCATTTCAAGTGGATATTCTGGATCATTATATGCACCACCACCACCAAAATATTTATCAACTTCTGCAGGTGGATTTATATCACATTCTTTACATGATAATAAGATATTTAAATATTTTTTATATGTAGAGTCTTCTTTATCTCTAAGTAAAACAACATTCATTGATGAATTCATATCTTTTACCTTTCTTTATACATAATAAATCCAAGACTCATATTCCCTATAATCTTCTATAGAAAAATCTTTATTATAATCCAAACCATTATATTCTTGAATCCATCCAAGAGATATCATAAGATTTATAGTAACATCATCAAGAGCCTTATCTGTTGCATAACTATAAATTTGATCATGTTCTGCACCTACAGTATAACCATCTATATTATTATAAAATGGTGCTAATGTTTTTAACCCTTCTATTATATTTTTTGTCATTATCTATCCTTTTATATTAACAATCAACCAATATCAGATTTAACAGCAAGGATCTCAATGATTTCCCGGAAGCAATTCCTTCACCATCTATATCAAATAACCACCACTTATTATCTTGTTTTAATAAGATATGAAAATTTGCCAAATATTTTTCAAGCAAATCTACTGCAGGCCATTTCTGCTTGTCAATCATATCGCATAATTCAGATATATCTTTCATTTGTACTGCTGGCCACCCATCAGGTTCATGGTCAATTTCAAGTGTTCTCATTTTACTTATTAAATTTATTGACATATCTTTCCCTTTCTTATTGTTTAATATAATATATCATAGATATTATGTCATGTCAAGATAAATTATTTTCGTAATTTATCTTTTATTTTTTGTTCATTTGGAAATACTGTCCATAAACCATCACCTCTTGCTATACAAAAATCTTTAACATATTTAGATAGTTTCATTAAGCCAGATGGTTCTATCGAAGCTGCTTGATCTGACCCATACATTGATCTATCCAATGTTATATGAACTTCAATCATTTCAGCACCATACACTATAGATACCGCACTAAAAAATACTCCTGGATGATGATTAGAAAACCCTATCTTATATTTTGTACCGTATTCCTTTCTTAAAGTATTAATAAAAGACATATTCATTTCTTCTAATGCTGTAGGATATGTAGATGTGCAAGCTAAGATATATTTTATCTGATCACCTAAAACATTTATACAGCCGTCAACTTCTTCTTTAGTTGACATACCAGTACTTATTATAACAGGTATATTAGTCTTTTTAATACTCTGTAATAAAGGACTGTTTGTTATAAGAGCTGATGGTATTTTAATGTATGGTATATCATACTGAGATAAAAAGTTAACAGATTTAAGGTCCCAAGGACTTGCAAACCATTGCATATTTTTATCTTTACAATATTTGTCTATTTCATCATATTCATCTTTACCAAACTCTATTCCTTCCTTTTGGTCTCTCTGAGTAGTACCATAAGAGCTTTCTCTTGGTGAATCTAAAAACTCAGCGGTATAACATTCATTAATATCCCTTTTTTGAAACTTAACATACTTTATACCACACAATGCTGACATATCAATAAGATCTTTAGCAGCATTCATATCACCATTATGATTTATTCCAACTTCACTTACAATCTTACATTCCATATACTATCTCCATTAAAATTTATTTTGTTTTATATTTTATCATCACTTCATTTAAACAAAACTTAAAACAAGTGTCCCAACCTTGACCATCTGGACCTCTTAATCCTCTTTTAGCTTGTTTAACAACTCTTTCAGATTCCCAAATACATATCCATGATAAAGCATCAAGTAAGGTTGGTTCTTTACATGCTATTTCTATTGCTTCTTTTATGGTCATAATCGTTTTTAATAGATAAGGATTACACCATACACATTCTTCAGGTAATTTCAAACCACTTATATTATAACCATTACATACAGGACAATATTGTGAAGCACCATATTTATTATTCATTTAATAAAAATCCTATATCATGTACTTGACATCCAGCTGCATTATGATGCCCACCACCTCCATATTTCTTTGCTATAATTGAAACATCTATATCATCTTTGGTAGTATATAATGATATAGTCCATAAATTACCGGTATATCCATAACATATCATAATATCATAATCATCTTTAACAGAATCAAATACTTGTGAATTTTTATATAAAACATTTAATACAACTGCTTTATATCCTTCAATATTAATAAAGTATGCTGAACTATCTATCAATACTTCATTTTCTTTTTCTATATATGATAGTATTGATTTACCTTTAAAACATATGCTATCAATCATTTTATCCGACTTAAATAATTCTTTCCAAATTTCTTGATTATCTGGTATAGTATTAAAAGATTTCATACCATATTGAAATGGTATTGTTTTTTTATCCGAATGATCCCACACATCATATCTTCCAATTAATTCAACAGCTTGTGGTAATTTTTTATTATGAATATATTCCCAAGTAAGTTCACATCCAGCTTTATCTGTACCCAACATTCCTAAAATATCTTCACCGCTTTTAATATAATCATTTATTGCTGTTATATGATGATCTATCCACACAAGATCACACATTCCTTTAAGTTTAATCATATCACTGAAAGGTTGTAAACAAAAATCTACCATAAATACCATTTCACCTTTTGTTACAACATTCCAATCAAAAATTTTGTCATAGCTCATTTCAATCATTTCACAAGCTGGAAAAGCATCTTTAATTATTGCTCCAGCACAATGTCCATCCATATCATTATGATAATAACACTTCATATCTCTCCTTATATCTCCCACATTTCTGGTGGTATTAAAAATTTTATTCTTAGCTTATTAAATTCTTGTTTTGATAAAAGTCTACCATTGATCCAATATTCTATTCTACCATTAGCATATATTACAGCAGGGCCAGTTATACAATGTAGCATGCCATGTTCATTACGTTTTTCATTACAATATAACATATTAACCTTTCAAATCCTTAAGCCATGGTACTATAGTGATTGCTTTATTTTTTAATACTTTTGACATTAAGGTATCCTTTAACTTTTTAGTGAGTCTTTCGGCATGAAGTACTGGAGCTATATACCATTTACAATTTTTTCTTGAAACTCTAACTAACTCATTGATTTGATTAATAAATATATTATCTGCGGTTAATATATTTTCTGCAGGAGATAATTTAAGTATAGATGACTTAGATACAATACTATCAAAATAACCATCTTTAAAAGGCAGTTTTATGTTATCCCAATAATGTACTATAATATCTAATATGTCAGTATATTTTTTAAAGCATCTTCTAACTTCTTCATTATCAATATCAAGACTTGTAATATCTCTAAACCCTCTATAATGACCTATGAATTCACAATATCCTGGACCACAGCCATAATCTAAAATTCTATCATGTGGCGCTCCTTTATATATTGTATACCAAAATGTATCCCATCTGTCAATAAATTTATCAGGTTCCTTAAACTCGCGCCATCTTTTCATATCAGATGTATCAATATTCTTTAACATTTCTTTTTGTTTTTCTGTTAAAATTATCATATTACTCCTATGTAAAAAAATTATCTATATTATTTGTATTATCATTTTTATTTTTATTGATAACATATTGTATTCTATGCTTTGATATATTACAGTATTCGTTTTCTGATTCAATACCATCAAAACTAAATCCTTCTTTTATTGCAGCACATCCAGTACTTCCTGATCCCATAAATGGATCTAATATTCTACCATAAGTGGGTGTTATAAGTCTACATAAATACTGCATTAATTTTATTGATTTTACTGTTGGATGATTATTACTTTCTTTTTTAACACCTCTATTTCTTGGATTATCACCACCTGGATTACCTTCTTTTCTACTTTCATCTTTCTTTTTAGCTTCTACATTTGATAAACCTAAATTTCTTTCTGCTTTTGATGGTTTAGCACAATAGAAAAATCTTGCAGCTGAACCTGAGTCATTAAATCCTTGTTGTCCGGGATGTTTTAATTTTCCAAGAAATTCACCATTTCGATTATTAGCATGTGTTGGCGATACCCATGTTGTTTTTTTATTAAGAAATAACCCCACAACTTCATCTGAACCATCATGAATTACATTTGCAGGAAAACGGCCTTTGGGTTGTACGAATACTCCAGCACCGGCGGGCTTCTTTCCTTTTAAAAAGGTATCCACGTCTCTCGTGGTAGATCCATAGCTCCCGCCGTTCAAGTCGTCTGTGGTCCCCACCCGACACCCATCAATATTAATACCACCTGTACCATACTTTAATACATTTAAAGCAATATTTTTCTCTGATATTGGTTTCCTACATAATATCCAATGTTCTGCTGCTGGTTTGAGGGCTGTACCCCAACCATCCCATTGTTTTGCTTCAGGTGAATTTGGCTCTGTTATATTAAATTCATGAGGATCACATGTTTTATTCCAATTACTTGACTGACCAAGAGCTGTTTTACCAGCCTTACCTTTGCCGATAATTTTTTCTGTTCCATTTATTTTATCTATGGCCTTTCCAATTGCCAAACTTTTTGGAAATCCTGTACCAAAAACATGCATTATAATATCTCTTATTTCAAATCCAGCATTTTCTATTGCGGTAACTGTCCAATGACTTGTTCTTGGTAAAGCCCACACAAGACCATGAGCACCAGGCTTTAATACTCTATAACATTCTTTCATTATACCAGTAAGCCATTCAATCCACATATCACGACCACCTTTATCACTATCCCATGATTTACCCATAAAATTTATACCGCTTGGTGGATCTGTTACAAGTGAATCAAAACATTCAGTAGGATAAATTTTTAATACTTCTTCACATTTTCCTTGATGTATTGTTATATTTTTTTCTTTATAATACGGTTTCATTATATATCCCACATTTCTTTAGGTATCAGCCTTGACCCAAATATTTTATCATTAAATTCTTGTTCTGTAAATTCTTTACCCTTAATGTACCAAAATTTAGTACCACAAGCATATATTATAGCCGGTCCATTAAGTCTATGTAAATGTCCATTTTTATACCATCCTTTAGATCCATCAACGAATATTACAGCCGGTCCATCTATACGATGTAATAAACCTTTATCATTTCTATATTCTTTCATATATCCCATCATATCTCCCACATTTTGTTAGGTATTATTAAAATATTCTGTCATATGTTATAGTCTTATTTTTTATTTTATCTTGTGTATGCACTATTATCATGTAATATGGTATATCTGTTTTATCAGAAATTTCTTCAAACATGTTACCTATTGCAATATACTCTATAAAATCTTCTTTATTAGCAGTACATATTATTATCATATCCTTTGTTATCATTTTAACAATTTCTGGATAATGCTTAATTAAATGATATGATATATTAAATTTACCTATATTATTATACATTATATCTCCCACATTTCTGGTGGTATCAACTGTTGCTTTAATTTTTGGTCATTAAATTCTTGTTCTGTATATTGTTTACCTTCTATATACCATTCTTTAATACCATCTACCCATTCTATTGCTGGTCCATCTATACGATGTCGTATACCCATATACCACCATGACATAGTACCACTAATCCATTCTATTGCTGGACCATCTGTACGATGTAACATATCCTCTTTATACCATGACATATCACCATTAGAATATATTATAGCTGGACCATCTGTCCTATGATATTGCCCTTTTTCATTTTTATAAAATTTATCCATAATTTATTTAACCATATGTATATTAAGATTTTTAGCTTCTTGTACCCTTTTAGATACTGTATATATCTCAAATTGTATTTCTGGATTTTTTGATACAATATCATTAAAACTCTCTACCATAAATATTCTCTTGCTTTTTTCTTTAAGATATTTTGAAGTCTTTTCAAACATATAATCACCATCATAAAAATCAAGACCTACAATATATACTGTATCGGGTTTATGATAATAACACGCTCTGGCTATAGCATACAATGATAAATTTTTATATTTTTTAACAAATTTTTGTGGTAAATAATGCCATACTATACCATAACCGTCTAATATATTTATAGATTTTTCATATTTATATCGTTCTGTCTCAGGAGCCATAAAATAAACATCTTTAATATTATATTCATTATAATATTTTTCTGATAATACTTCATAAGGCATTGAATTAACTACATGATGTATTATTTTTTGTTTAAAGATATCTTTAAAATGATCTATTTCTTTATAACAGTTATTCATAATATAACATTCATCAAAATTATTTGATATTTCTGGCAAATGCTTTATACTCTTACCTGATGCTATGATACCAAATGTCATATTATTTTACACCTAAAGGTTGTTCTATTGTCTATATATTTTCCAATTCTTTTAGTACTATATCCAGCTTTTTTTATTTCATTTTCAATATCTTGCCATTTTTTAGTCCTATGTGTCTCAAAGATAACAATACCATTATCAGTTAATAAATTTTTACATAAAATCATAAAATCATATATACTGACACCAAGCCAATTATGAACAGCTAATGATAAAATTGTATCATATTTATTATTTTTTATAACATGCTCTAAAAAACTTTCATTTAAAAATTCTACATTTGATAATCCATAAAAATCTTTAAGCAAATTTGATATTTCAATATATCCTTTAGATGTTTCAATACCATGTACAAATTTAGCTTTTTTAGCACATTCTATAGACATCATTCCCATATTACATCCGATATCTAATATTATTTTATCATTTATATCATCAGATATATCCCAATCAGATATATCCCAATCAGATATACGTCTAGAACAATTTCTATATCCTTTAATACTAATATCAGGTATGTCATGATAATACAATCCTTTTTTTACAAACTTAATATTTTTATCCTTTGAATGTATATTAGGATTCATAGTCATTAAAATTTTATCAATTTTCTTCTTCATATCATATATTCCTCGCTAAAAAAATTAAGATCATTCATTTTTTTTATAACATCCTGTTCTGTTAAAATAATATCATTAAATTCTTTTTTTGATATCCATTTTCTGATATTATTTTTATCAAACCCCTTTATTTTTCTTAATTGAATCTTTGAAAGGTCTGATTTTATTGTCCAATATAAATGAATATTATTATATAATGATAATACAAATCTTTTAGAAGATTTACCTATTACTTTATTTGTTATAGGGTATGGATGCTTCTTTAAAAAATCTTTTGATAATATATCATTTAAATGTTGCCATCTTTTGCGATCATAAAATAACGATTTTTTTCTTGATGACCATCTATAATCTTTAAAAAAATTTGAAGTCATTTTAAAATTATAATTAAATTTTTTAAAGTAGTGATATCTAATGACTAAATCGAATCTTTTTTCAAGAAAAATGCTATAATCTATCACTCACCTATCCACCATTCAGATATAGACATATCAATATCACCATGAACATCTCTACCTGTAACCCAATCTCTCACTATAGGTAAGCATTTCTTACCCATCCATAACCAAGGATTCGGTCCTTCTTTTTTAAAGCAAACATCTGTTCTAAAAATCCATACACCTTGATCATAAAAATATATATCTGGATAACTTTGTCTATTAGTACTTGATATGATATCCATATAAGATTCTATATATTTATCATCATTAATTTTAAGAGCTCTAAAAGGATGATCATCTTGAGCTTTCCATACAGTCATTACTGAATCAGCTTCTTTATTATTTAAAAGAGTATTTAAACAATTATCTATGGTAATATTATTAACCATTACTGTATTACCTAATAATACTGTAATAGTATCTATTACAGTAGGGTCATACAAACCCTTTAAATAAGCTACATCATGTAATATAACATCACCATGATTTATATCATCACCACATAGACTATCACTTCTGGTTATTATCTTACAACCCATTTTTAAAGAATATTTTTTAACTTCTTCACTGTCTGTAGACACATATACTTCATCAATATTTTTAGCATTTTTTGCTGCTTGTATAGGATAATGTACTAATGGCTTATCATCTACCACCCACATATTTTTATCTTTTGGTCCCTTTCGGGCTGTTATTATACATATATTCATTATATCTCCCACATTTTTTTAGGTATTAACAAAGATTTATATTTATAAATCTCATATTCTTTTTCTGTATACCATTTTTTAGTAATATTAGAAAGATATATTGTTCTATAACCATCTAATTTTTTAATTTCCATATCTTCCACATCTCTGATGGTATCATACATTTCTTTTCTTCCCCCATATCTTTATTATAAGTCATTGAAAATGATTTTAATATATTTCCTGTTTTATGTGCTATATATTGATCAAGATTATCAAAATACAAATTTCTTTTATATATAATATTTTGATGATCTATATCATACCATGTGCTAAATCTATAACCTTGTAAATTATATTCTTTTTTAAGTCTATTAATTTCATTTTCATTACGAGCTATAAATCTACCATTGGGATCTTTTTTAAATTCCTCTATTAATTCAGTAGTTTTACCATGTCTTTTTCGTTTTATTATAACATTCATATGCATCATTATATCACCCACATTTCTGGTGGTATTAACATTGATTTTAATCTTTTGTCATTAAATTCATGTTCTGTTATTTCTTCACCATTTATAAACCATTCTTTAATACCATTTGCCCTTTCTATTGCTGGACCATCTTCACGATGTAACATACCTTTAATATACCATTCTTTAGTCCCATCTGCCCATTCTACAGCAGGACCATCTGTACGATGTCTAATATCATTTTTATACCATTTTTTAGTACCATTTGCCCTTTCTATTGCTGGACCATCTTCACGATGTAACATACCTTTAATATACCAAAATTTAGTACCATCTGTATATTCTACAGCAGGACCATCTTCTCTATGATATTGCCCTTTTTCATTTTTATATTCCATCATTTAACATTTTCCAAACATTGTATTAAGCCGTTTGCTAATTCTGTGTATTCAGACATATTAAGTCTTATAACTTTATTATTATCAAATGCATAAGGTGTTGTTTTATAATGAGTATATCTTGTATCATTTGATTTATATTTAACTACTATATCATATCCTAATATTTCTGTAAACAAATCAAATAATTCTTTAACAGTCTTACTTTCATTTCCTGTAACAAGAACATTTTTATTATCAAAATTATTATTTAACATTATATCAACCGTTGTCTTTGCAGCATCTTGTACATGAATATATTCTCTTTTTTCATCAGGTGAACCATTATATTCATATTCTTTTTTATCTAATAACTTTTCACATATATCATTAATTCTATTCCAATAATTAGCACCCGGACCATAAAGACTACCATACCTAATATTAACATATGGCAACCATTTACTTTGATACATTTCATGGCATAATTCTTCACACACTTTTTTAGATACTTTATAAAAAGAACCTTTGTTACCACCTACATATACTGAGCTGGCAAAGATAAATTTTTTAAGTCTATAATTTTTAAAACAGAAAGATGATGCTTCAAGACATTTGGTAGTCCCTACTACATTAATTTGCATCGTTTTGGAAGGATGATGATATGATTCGTCAATATCAGCTTGAGCAGCTGTATGAATAACATAATCACATGGCGATATATGAGATATAAGATTATCAATATTACATATATCATTACCATCTATGATATCATATTCTATAACTTCTATATCACGTTTTTCTAATTCTTCACATATATGTTTACCAAGAAATCCCTTTGAACCAGTAACAAGAACATTTAACATTTTACCTCTTAATATAATTTTATAAGATTTTTTATAGCTACATCACTTGATTTTAACATAGTACGTTCTGTAAGACTTCCCTGATGACATGATAATAATACTTTTGAATGATTTCTTAATCTATCATCTATGACAGGCTCATTATCAAAAACATCAAGAGCACATCCTTTAAGTGTACCATTGCCAAGAGCATCTATAATATCATTAGTATTTATAATATTACCTCTTGAAGTGTTAATAATACATGACCCCTTTTTCATTTTAATAAATTTATCTTTATCAAAAAAATTAATATTATCTGCTGTGCCTTGTATATGAATAGTTATAATATCTGATGATGCTAATAATAAATCAAGAGATGTACCAATATTAACAAATTGATCATATATTCTTATATGATTATCACTTACACCAACCTGATCCAATATTTTACATACTTTTTTACCAACACTACCATACCCTATAATACCAATATTAATTTCAGTTAATTCACGACCTTTAATTTTAAGCCATCCACCATTTCTTATCACACTTTCTGATAAATGTAAATTTCTTGATAATTGAATCATTCTTGCTAACACAAGTTCTGCAACTGCTCTTGCATTAACACCTTTAGATAAAGCAACCTTTATACCTCTTTTTTCTAATACATCTATATCAATATTATCAAGACCAACACCTAACTTACTGATATATTTAAGATTAGGTAAATCATTTATGATAGCCATAATAGGATAAGACCCTAGTATAATACTATCACAATCTTTAATATTTTTTATAATGGATTTTTTATCTAAGGAAGGTGAAATAATTATAGTTGATTTAAATGATGTAGCCATATCTTCTAAAAACATTAAATTTTCAGTAAATGTTGTTGATATTATTGCTAATTTATGACTCATATTATGTACTCCATCCTTGATATTCATTTTTTATGGGTGCATCACCTAACATCTTTTTACCTAATTTTCTCATACGTCTTCTTGTAATTTTTTTTAAATACATTTTACAATTTTTACGCCATTCCCATGAACCAATTTTATCAGATTTACCTATAGCCATTATATTTTCCTTTAAAAGAGGAAGGAGAGGGATTTGAACCCCCAACGCTTGTTACACGCAACTGTTTTCAAGACAGCTTCCTCATCCAACCGGATTCCTTCCATAAAGAGCGACCCATAACGGAGTCGAACCGATAGCAAATGATAGACAATCATTCATGTTACCATTACACCAATGGGCCATAATTGTTGTGAGTAGGATTTAAACCTACAAATTTAGTTGATTTTTCAAATGTGTGTCAGCGTATCATCTGCCCCTTCGCACACAACTTATATTGACATATGGATATCTGGGAGCAGCGCCCAGTCAACTAATCACCATAATAGTGTCTATTAATAACAAGTATCTCAGTACCAAGATTTCTCTATCGCCCGATGCGACTTGTTAAATCTATCATTCCACCATCACAACAATATAATAAATATATTTGGTGAAGCTGGGGGGATTTGAACCCCCGATAACAAGATTGAAGGTCTTGTAGCTTTGACCGCTGGCTCACAGCTTCATTTATAAGATCATTTTAACACTTTCATAAATTCTTTTTGTTCTAATGCAATATTCCTTTGTATGACCACCCTCATTGTTTATAAGGTATCATAAAAATTATATCATGTCAAGATAAAAATAAGATTTTGGAGCGGAATATGTGAATCGAACACATATCTGGTGGGTGGAAACCACATGTACTACCATTGTACTAATCCCGCATAGTGGTTGATATAGATTAGATAATTTATTTTAATAGTCAACAACTAACAACATTCTATTTGATTATTTAGACATAACATACCATCAACAAAGGATTTAGGATATAGTCTACAAAATCTTGCATAGGCTGCGTCAAGTAAGGATAAATAAATTATCTCTCCTGACCCTTTTATTCTAAAGGTTTAAGAAGTTCATCCATATCAATCTCTAATGATATCAAAACTCTTGCATTTGACATTTTAATTGTTGAATCAGCTATAAATAAAAAGTTCTGAAGACTTGTTATTTTTTTGTCCAACTCTCTTATACTGTACTGAGGTTCTATAGTCTTTTCAGTAGTTGAATAATAAACTTCTTTAACAGATGTTTTTAATCTTAATTCTTTAAGATCTTTTATTCGTTCTCTTATAACTTTCATTAACACTAATACTTCATTGATTGTTTTATCAGACATTTTTTGCTCCATATTCATTTATTAATTTATATAATTTTTCTACTTCACTTATTAACTAACAGATACACACATCATCAGTAGCAGAAAAAGAATTTACCCGTGATTCACTACGTTTTTCCATTTCTTTTTGTATTTTTTTAAACATTTTATTTTCCTTTCATAAAAAATTAGGGGATGGCAGGTTTTTCACCTACAGGATGACCTGTTGTAGTTGTGATCTAAACATTAAGCATTGGCCATTGCTGGTATCCTATTACACATTTCTTAGTACCTTATAGTACCTCATCCCCATTATAGTGCCCTTATCTGGACTCGAACCAGAACGCTCGAAAGCATAGGGTCTAAACCTATCAGATATACCAATTCTCCTATAAGGGCATAGTATCAAACAATACTGTTATTGTAAATCATATTAACCACATTTCTTTAGGTATTATCGGATTTAATTTTTTTGATTGTTTTTTAAATTCTTTTTTAAATTCCTTTTTAGTAATATTTTTACCATTAATCCAATATGATACCGTTCCTGATACATATTCTATAGCTGGACCATCTATACGATGTCGTGCACCTTCTTTATACCATAACATAGTACCATTAGCTCTTTCTACCGCAGGTCCATCTATACGATGTAATTGTCCTTTATCGTTTCTATATACCTTCATATATCCCTTCAGACTTGCTGAGATGACTTGTAAGACTATTTTATATGGTAGGGACTATGGGTGTCGAACCCATCCTGTACAGCGTCTAAAACTGTTCTCTCTGCCAGCGTGGAGTAAGCCCCCCTAAATTTTTAATATATTTTATATGGTAGGGATTATGGGTGTCGAACCCATCCTGTACAGCTTTTGAAACTGTTCTCTCTGCCAGCGTGGAGTAAATCCCCAAAAATTAATTTTTGGTAGGGGTTACGGGTGTCGAACCCGTCCTTTACAGCTTTTAAGACTGTTCTCTCTGCCATCGTGGAGTAAACCCCCTTATTATAGAACCCTTGATGAGACTCGAACTCACATTTATTCTGTTTCGTAGACAGATACCTATCCATTAGGTTTACAAGGGCTTAAAATGATATTAACGGTATTGTAAATATAATTACATTACCACATCCAGGACATATATGTTTATAATCACCAGCTTTTAATACTATATTTGTTGGTGGATTATGTTCTGGATGTAAACAAATTTTTGTATATTCTTTTATTTTCTCTAACATTTTATTAACTCCTTTAATCCCACCATGATTCAATATACTTATTTAAATGATTAAACAACATTCTATAATCTTGCTCTTTAAGTTTATCAGATACTACTAAAAGTTTTTTATACTCTTTATTTTCTTGAACTTCATCTTCTTTTGTTTTGATATTAGGTCTTGTGATATTAAGGGAAGTGAATTCACTTCCCTTAATATCTTCAAATGACATTTTCATATTACCCCATTTAATATCATGATGTTTAAAAGTATTTTCATAATACTTGTCATTAAGTATTCTGTCAAGCAATAAAACAGCTTTATGTACTTTATTAGCATCCTTTTCAGAATCAACATGATTGCCATAACGTCTAAACATATGTTCTGTATTTTTTAATTTAAACTTCAGTATTTCAAGTATAAAAATATGATCCCAATCTCTATCTGACCATATAACAGGAAACCATCTGATTAAATTAGATATACTATATTTAAGATATCTTAATTTTTTTAAAGGCCATTTTATTATATTATATATGTTATCTTTAATAGTTTCATAAAAATCTTTAAGTTTTTTATTCATAATATGCTCCTATAACATTGGACCAAACATTGTACAAGCCAATCTAAAATCATCACCTCTTAATTCACGTTTTGCTCCATCCATCCAGTCTTTATAATAATATTCTATACTAACAATATCATTATTATAATCTGGATCAACTTCAACAAGAAACCCATCTTCTGGACCACCCCATGATAACTTAATATCATATATAACATTTTTTGTTATAGATAAAATGTCTTTTCTATAATCTTTTAAATCTTTTAAATCTTTTAATGATGCTTTCATATCAAAAAGTTCACTTTTTAATCTACTGTTAATACGGTCTTCACATTTTATATCACTCATAATTATCCTTTCTTATTGTATTCTGGGCGGGGCGGAAAAAACCATTGTCGACATTTCTCCATTAATACGGCCTTCAAATACCTTATATAAAAGCTATTTATATAAAAAATATTATATAGTTTTCAATTTCGGCTGTCCGTACCCCCCACAATACAATAATTGTATTAATTATCCTTTTGAATTAATAAAATCCCAAACATCTTTACCAAAAAAAGTTTCCATTGATGTTTCAAAAAACCATTGTTTATAATCGCCATCATTTAAATATGCATCTTCGATAATATCATCTAAATATTTTTTACAAAGATTTTGAAGTGGTATAAAATCAGGTGATTTTATTAATTTAGGAATAAGTGTATTAGCTGCAATTTTTTTACGCTTATCTATTTCTAATTTACGCTTATCTATTTCATATTGTAAATCTTTTGTACTTGTAAAATCAAACATTTTATATCCTTTCCTTTAATTTTAACCAAATTCATTAACCCAGCCTTGCCTCATTCTTTCTTTTTTCTGAGGATGCATATTTAACTTAATATCATCAGATCTTCCTTTATAATAATTATATGAATAACATTTATTATATAATAAACAATCTTGATTAGGACACCATACATTATCAGAAAAGTCAAAATTCATTTCAGTTTTACAACATTCACAAATTAAATCATCTATACATTCAGACATTTTGTACCCCCATTTCATTGTTTAATATATAGTATCATAAAAAATAAGTTGTGTCAACATAAATATTTTCTGTAATATATCTTTTACCCATAACCCACCATTCTTTATCACCGGCAATCCACTCTACCGCAGGACCGTCTATACGATGTCGTGCACCTTCTTTATACCATAACATAGTACCATTAGCTCTTTCTACCGCAGGTCCATCTGTACGATGTAACATACCATGTTGATACCAGAATTTAGAACCATCAGCATATATTATGGCTGGTCCATCTATACAATGTAATAAGCCATGTTCATTATATTTTAATACATCATCTTTATAATACAATTCTTTATTCATTATTCTTCTTTTTGGCAGCGGCAGAGGGAATCGGACCCATCTTCATGTGATTCAAAGTCACATTGCTTACCATTAGCATATACCGCTATATGTTTATACTCACCTTTAATACAAATTTTTTCCATCTATTTTTCTTTATTAATGATTAACACCCATTGTCCTCTAATGGTACACCATTTAATCTCCAAAAGACATTTTCTTATATCTTTTTCTTTTCTGCCTTTGGAGCATATTTCAATTTACTCATAATTACTACCACCATTTATTTGTGGTGGAGATGAGGAGACTCGAACTCCTATGAATTTGCTTGCAACACAAATGCTTGCCCAATTAAGCTACATCCCCTTATAAACAACTATTCCATTACAAGTGAGCGCGAATTTTTTAGCATCTTCTTCTTTCAAAAATGCCCAAGGATATAAATCAGAACTAATAAATTTACCAATACAATTATGTTTACACCATTCCCGGGCAATATCTCTTTTTGTAGTTGTAAAATTCCCCACTTTTAAAAAATCAATTCTAATAACTCCCCAATAATTTGGATAATTTTTCATATCATATCCTTTTAAAACAATGATTTCCAAAATCCACCAAAATAAAGAATAGTACTTAAAATAATTATGGATAAAATAGCATGCCATGCATTTGTTATTTCTTGTTTACCATGACGTGATATATTCATACCTATACTAATTGACCATAAAGATATTAAAATTATTTGAGGCCACATATATTCTCCTTTCTCTAAATTATTATGGAGAGCATGAAGGGACTCGAACCCTTATGATACGGTTTTGCAGACCGCAACCTAACCAATTCGGTAACATGCTCAATGGTAGCCCTTGTTGGAATTGAACCAGCTTTTTCTCTTTGTAAGAGAGATATTATACCAATCTATTAAAGGGCTATGGTGTGGCTGAGGGATCTCAAATCCCTTTGCACGGAGGCCACAACTCCGCTGCGTATCAGTATGCATCCAGCCACCACAAGTATTATTTAACTTTTTTAATTTTCAATTTATTAAGTATTGATTTAAGTTTATCTACAGCATCATCTAATGACCTGTTACTTTTATTTATAATAATAGGAATACTACCACATATAGGACAACGTATACCTGTTATACCATCAAATTCATAATTACAATATGTACATCTTAATCTATTCATATTACACCTCTCATATTTAATTGTTATTTTGTTATTCTTAAATAATTTTTAAGCATAATATCTCTATCTATTGTTGTTGGTATAGGTAAATCAATATCACCTGTATGCGTTATATCAAATTTACCATCCCAAAAACGCTTATCCGTAATATGTTCTTTAAGCCATGGTCTTACTGCTTCTGATACTCTTGGTATCATATGAGTCATTAATCCCTTTTGGCCTGTAATATATTCCAAATCTTCATATATATCATTCATTTTTGTATGAAGCATATCAGTTGTTAAATTTCTAAGTCGTTATATATTCATAATATCCTTTCTTGTAATAAATATAATAATGGGTCAGAGAATAATGTCTGAGCAATCCATGTAGAGTTGCAACTCCGTTATTGGCTACCACCAAGTATAAATCATATTCCCGGTTATATCTTTATACATATCGTTCCCCGCTCTTCTTTGGTCTGACCCACTATTATATTTATTACATATTGTTAAAAATATAGTATCATAGATTTTTTATTATGTCAAGAAATTCTTTTTGTCAAGTATATGATGGTAAATACTTGACTAATTTTTGGTACTCCTAGGAAGAATCGGACTTCTCGTCTATCAATTATAGGTTGATGGCTCTACCATTGAGCTATAGGAGTATGGTGGGGTCAGACGGAATTGAACCGCCGCTGTCAAAGAATTTCACTCTTTCGCTCTACCTGACTGAGCTACAACCCCTTGTATGGTGGAAGTGCGGGGTATCGAACCCCGGTCTGTAAATATTCCATATTAATAATTTTTACATACATATTCTGAATATTGTTTTTCATCTATTTAAATATTATCAGACTTAATATCTAAAGGATTATTCTGTTAAAGTTTCATTAACATCAGAACAGACTACCAATATTAACTATCCTGTTAGTCGTCGCCTTTATTAGATTCACAGGAAAAAATCTAACAAGACGTTAGCTATGCCGCTAAAGCGTAATTATAATCGTCAGCAATTACTTTAGTTTTCTTGTTTTACGAGTATCAAGAATTTCTCGGTATGTTATTAATATTTCCCTATCCACATCGAATCCATTTCACCCCCATATTTATTATTTATATTATTAGAATATTTTTCAACAGGTTTACGACAAGTATGTAATAAAAAATATCGTTTTAACCATTTACCACTATACCATTCTGCTTTTTGTTTTTTATAACCATTTTACATTTCATGTGGATCACATATCTCAGCCTGTTTAAAAACATCTTTACAAAATTTAATACATAATTTATCTAATATATCAGATATAAGCTCTTTTAAAGCCTATTTTGGATTTTCTTGAAATCCATCTTGTTTTAATCCCGGTTTTGATTTAGCAAAAACATATTGTGGTATACTAAATGGTTGAATATCCATTTCCATTTTTAAAATCATATTATATCCTTTCTTATTATTTATAACAAAGTATCATAGATTTATTGTTATGTCAAGATATTCTTTTTTTGTTAAAAGTTCACCATCAATCCACCATTCTACAGCACCATTATTATATTCTACAGCTGGACCATTTGTACGATGTTGTTTTCCCATCCACCACCATTCTTTATGTTTACTATTATCAGACTCTATTGCTGGACCATCTATACGATGTCTTAAACCATTATACCACCATTCTTCAAAACCATCATAAGGTGCATAAAACTGTTTTACTGCTGGACCATCTATACGATGTAACTGACCTTTATCATTTCTATATTCTATCATATTATATCCTTTGTGTAGAATAAATTTACCCTCTCAGATTTACTGAGAGGTCATTTAAGACGCTTTCATAGTCAATATATATCATATTATCCTTTTATTACAGCTAAAGGTTTAAGTTCAACCACTATATCAACAAGATCTTCTTGATTTTTCATAACAACTGAAATATCTTTATATGCACTTGGAGCTTCATCTAAATCTTTTTTATTTCTAATAGAATGAATAACACCTATATCATCTAACATACGTTGTTCATCTTCAAGATTTAACATTTTTCGAGCTTGTTTACGACCCATCATACGACCAGCTCCATGAGAACATGACATAAAACTTTCTTTATTACCTTTACCACTAACAATATAACTTGATGTGCCTTGTGAGCCTGGTATAATACCTTGTTCACCCAAACGAGCACTTGTAGCTCCTTTACGGTGAATCATTACATTAGTATTAAAATGATTTTCCATAACAGCATAATTATGTGCTATATTTATAAAGTTGTCAAATTTTATATCATCTATAATATTAACAAATGCTTCTTTAACTCTATTCATCATAAATTTTCTATTAGCTAATGCAAAATCAACACAACAACGCATTTCAGTTAAATAATTTTGACCTTCTTCTGAATTAATTGGAAGAAAAGCTAATTGATGCTCTTTAGGTACAGAAGAACACCATACACTATTTAATTTAATAGCTAATTTATTGTAATGATCAGCAACCTTATATCCTATGTTACGACTACCAGAGTGTATCATAATCCATACTCTACCATCATCACCTTTTTGTATTTCAATAAAATGATTACCTCCACCTAATGTTCCAATTTGTTTTAAAGATGAATTATATTCATTTTCAATAACTGACCAACCCGAAAGTTTTTCATTATCAACATCATTTAACCATTCATCTTGTTCTTTATTTTGATGATTAAATCCTACAGGAACAGATATTCTCATACCACCCATAATTTTTAAAATATCTTCATGATTTATATAAGTCAATGATGTTCTTAAAGCACACATGCCGCATCCAATATCACATTAATTCATATATTTCTATATGGAATGGACTATACCATCACTTGAATCATTGATGTAATAGCATCTATTCAAGGCTCGCCGTATTATTATTTTTAAATAATCTGTATCCTTACCTATTAATATGATACAAGTCTCTGAACCATTTGAACATGTTTCCATGAACTCTGGCTGCTGATTGTCTTATCATTTCTGACTTAGAGTTCCAGCAATTGAGCGAGTTTTACAGGGGCCGATTAATTAACCCCTACTGCATTTGGCACAACAACATCTTTAGTTGCCATAACACCGCCTATAGGCATACCGTATCCTTGATGCGAATCTGGCATTATAGCGATATGTTTAAATGCAAAAGGAAGATTGGCAAGATTTTTTGCTTGGTCTAAAGCACCATCTTCAATGTCATCCAACCATAATTTTATTGGTATTTTTTCTGTTGATATTACTTTATTCATAATATTCTCCTTTTATTTCTCTGTTGCCGGTCCACATATTTTAGAATTTAAATCTTCTATTAATGAAAGAACACTTGCTGGTTGTCTGTACCAAAATTCATAATCAAAATCTTTATATCCGTATTTTTTAGAAATTTTAACAATACGTTTAGTTTTTTCTTTCCAAAAATTTATATTATAATCTACTGGATTTTTATATCTATCTATAGTCTTATTCATTTTTTCCTTTCTTAATATGACCTGTTCTTATAAAGTACTATATATTTTATATCATGTCAAGATATATTATACAACAACATAATAAGGCATACCGCCCGGCAAATGTGGCCACATATAACGTGAAAAGGGGCATTTAACTTTATCACATGCTGTACCGAGTGAAAAAAGTTGATCCATTACAGAATGAAGCCCTGTCCATTGATTACCATTCATATCATCACAAGCTTTTAAAAAAGACATTCCACCACCACTATCAGATTGAAATTCTTTAGGTAATTGTGAAAGCATAGAAGAAATATCTTTTTTATGTGACTCTAATCTCTGTCTATGAAAACTAAAATGACATGTAATACCATCAGCTATAACAGAATCAGAAGTATCTTCATCATTTTTAAACAAACAATCCATAAATATCGTATCTACATTTTTTGCTGTAAGCTTCATATTAGTCCTTTCTTAAATAGTTATAATCATATCTTTTTTAAATTCCGGATTTTCTGAATGGTTTTTATACCCTCTTGGATTACATACAACCCTTGTATCATGTATTATATAATCGCATGAATTATGAAGATGTCCATGACACCATAGATCAATATTATTTTCTTTTATCATATCTTCTAAATCAATAACAAATGATGCTGTCAATATATCATTTTTATATATTGGCAATGAAGATTTAAGACTTGGTGCTGTATGTGTTATAACAACAACTTTTTTATTACCTGTATTTTTTAACTCTCGCTTTAAAAAATCTGTTGATTTTTTATTTAAAGTTAATAAATCATTTGCATTAATCAATTTTTCTTTATGTCTATCTTCTGTCATAATTTTAATGTAATTATAATCATTCATGGCAATTTCAGAATAATGCATTGCTGTTTCTTGATTATCATATAACATAAAATCGGTCCACATGGTACAACCTAAAAATACAGTATCATCAATATCAAGTCTATCATTATCTAAGACTGTAATATTATTAGATTTTATTGATCTTTCTTTAAATTCTTTTAATAAATCTGTCATGTTATTATAATAATACTCATGATTGCCTGGTACAAAAATAACTTTTTTATTTTTGAATTTATTTTCAATCCACTTATATGAAGAAATACCAACACTTATATCACCTGCTAAGATAACTATATCAGAATCAATATATGGTACTTTCATATCACCAAATTCAGTATGTAAGTCATTTAATATATGTAGATTCATTATTCATCCCAATTATATCCATTTAATTCAGACATTGCTTTTATTTCATCAATTGTTTTTCCCTCACCTGTATCACCATATATAATAATATTCATTTTTATCCTATTTTATATTTAAAAGTTCTGGTCTGGGATGTTGGCGTCGAACCAACCTGACCGCACTTCCAGGGCGCAGTCCGCACCTCGCTGTATCCCAGATAATTATATTCATTTTTATCCTTTTAATATTAAGAGCTCTGGTGGCAGGACTCGAACCTGCATTCTTCGGTTTAACAGATATTTTTTTTAAAAACGCTTATAATGATATTCTTTGAGTTTGTATTATATATCAATTGTTTCTTCTTTATTTACTAAAGCATTAATTCTTTTTTTAATTTTAATATTCTTGTTCTTACACAATGATCACTAACATTTAATTCTTTAGCAGTTCCAACATATGTACCATGTTTTTTATATATTTTCATTATATCTATTTTATCCCAATCAACATTATATCTAATTTTAGCGCCACAACTTAAAGAACATGTTTTATTAGTTATTAATTTATCTTTACCACATATAGGGCATTTATCAATCATTATTTTTTTTATTTTATAGTCTACAAAATCTTCATTAAATAATGTTGGATTTTCTGGGATTTCAGCATTATTATAATGAATTAATCTATGACAATTAGAACATACCATTATACATTTTCTTAATTCTTTAACTATTCTTTTCCATGATATACAATTTGCTCTAATAGCACCCATAGAAAATAATTTTTCTTTTGGATTTAAATGATGAAAATCAAAAACTTCTGATGGATATTCTTTTTTACATATACAACATTCATTATTAAATGATTTAACCATTCTTTCTTTTGTAATTTTACGCCATTTTTTTACATTTTCCGATTTATTCATTTTCGATCCTCCATATAAATAATTAACTTTCTTTATAATTATTTATATAAAAGTTCGTAAAATTATATTTTTGGCTCCAGCGGTTGGATTCGAACCAACGGTGAGACATTAAAGTCTGACGGGTTAACAGCCCGTTCCCTGCTGCCGCTCGGGTACACTGGAATATTTCTTATTGTTCTTATAAAGTATCATATATAAAATATTATGTCAAGACTAATTTATAATGTATGCTTAGCCAATTAAGCTACACCAGAATATTTCTTATTGTTTTTATAAAGTATCATATATTTTGTACTATGTCAAGAACAAAATATTTGTAATAATATTAAATAATTATGGTAGGGGGGATGCCAGAATCAAACTGGCCACACCACGAATCCAAATCGCAGTCGACATCTTGCCATTATCCCCTATATTTTTTATGGTGGGACCAGAAGGTAACGATCCTTCGTAGATCGGGTAAGAACCGACTATTCTACCATTGAATTATGATCCCTAGTGGTGGGTCCAGAAGGTAACGCTCCTTCATCTACTGGTTAAAAGCCAGTTGTTCTGCTATTGAACTATGAACCCACAAAACAAAAAAGGTGAAGATACTTTATATGTATTCTTCACCTTTTAATATTAGTATATTTTATATTAAATGATTAGAATACAGTTGCTCCTTGTGGTATAAGTACCTTGTGTTTAAATATATTATTATTCGGTTTTAATATTTTCATCATTTTTTTATTCTCTCAATCTATTTATATTTTATCATTTGTTTTTAAAATAATATCTTCAATATTAATTAATTTCATATTAACATGTTTCTGTATCCATTCATTACCTGTTAATTGTTTAGGCATGTTATTTTGAATATATTTATCATCATAATAACAATCATGTTTTATTGAATCAGATATTTGCTGAATCATAAAATCTTTTAATTTTATATGGTCTGATGTTGGTGGTTGCCATTCATTTGCTTTTTTAAGCATATACTGATATTTAATAAGCAAATCTTTATTCTTTTTTATTCTTTCTTTTGTTGTTAATGGATGCGGAGGGCGGAATCGGACCGCCGTATTATGGCTTATGAAACCAAATGGTTTTCCAAAACTCTCCGCATTATCACCATCCAATAGCTTTTGAAATCTCTGGTGTAAATCCACCAAGCTCATTAAATCTTTTTTCAAATACTCTATAAAACGGTTTTGTTTTATCAAAATATGGATGACCTGATGGAGCAAATCTCCATAAAGAAGCCATTTGCATTTGAGTCATATTGTTTATTGTTTCTATTTCTTTATCGGTCATAATATCCTTTTAATAATTTATGGTAGGGATAAAAGAAATCGAATCTTTATTACAGCGTTATCGGCACTGTGTTCTACCATTGAACTATATCCCCTCATTTAAGCTAATTCTGGATCATTTACTATATCGTATTTAGGACATTTTATATTTTTATTAATTATAATATAATCGTTATTAGATATTTTGTCAAATGTTTTATTTCTTAATTTATTATCATCAAATGTCCATTCTTCATCACAACCTTTAAATTGTATTGTTGGTTTATCTTCATTAGAAGGCAACCATTTATATCTTTCTTTACTAATAGAAACACATAAATTAATATTAACAGGATTATTATATATTTTATCTCCATTAATATCCTGTACCCATGAAATAGGAGGTCTAATAAAATTACTGTTCATTTTTATCCTCTATTATGTTAAATTTATTTTTAGCTTCTTCTAATGCTTGAATAAATCCTGTTATATGCTCTTTATCATTAAATAATATATCAGCCTGCATTTCAAGATAACCGCCAAATATTAATACAATACCATCTCTTAATCGTTCCCAAATTCTTTTATACCAAGAACTTGCATTATAATAATTGTTCCAATATAATTTCTTTTCAATCATCATAGTAATATCATTTATTTCTCTATCATATTCTAACCATAACGTAAAATCATGATCTTGATCACCACATGCACACGCTATTCTATAAAATATAGTATCATGGTATTCATCCATTTTCATTACTTTATAAGATAATTTATTCATTTTAATCTTTAACCTTTTTATTATAAAATTTTTTTCTTTTTTTCTTTTTTTCTTTTTGCACAATAGTATAATATTCATAACATTTAACATATTCACCACCATGAGTTTCTCTGCAAATACCTTCACATTTACCATTATCTACTGAACACAATTCTTTTATTTCCATTATTCTCCTTTATACAATTATTAAATTATCCGATCCATATTTATATCTATAATATTTTTTTATTGTATCTTCAGTACCGCCTGTTCTATCTGGTGAAACGCATGCTATTAATATATCTGACATTTTTGCTATATCAGTATTTCTTTTATACCCTGCTGATATTCCATTTTTAGTCCACAGAGCAGGATACCATATAGTTTTGGTGTTATATTGTTCTGATAATATCACAGCAAATCTATCAGCACCTTTAGAACATAATCCAGAACATATAGTATCACCTTTTTGATAAACTTTTAGAAAAGCATTTTTAACACTTTCAAATGATATACTATCATCTCTTTTTCTTGATCCAACAATACCAATTACTTTAGACATTTTTTTATTTATCCTTTTTGGTTGCGGTGCAGCAGGCAATATAGGTTTACGTTTTAAATTCTTTTTGTTCTAATGCAATATTCCTTTGTATGACCACCCTCATTGTTTATAAGGTATCATAAAAATTATATCATGTCAAGATAAAAATAAGATTTTGGAGCTGAGTATGAGAATTGAACTCATATCATGTGATTGGCAACCACATATACTACCATTGTACTAACCCAGCATGGTGGCATGTCAGGGTATCGAGCCCTGCATTCCTCAGATATGAACCGAAAATGGTGCCCAGACCCCATGCCATAATTAACTTTTTTTCTTTTTTATCACCTTATTTTTATCACCATATATAACCCATCCTAAAAGAAAAGCAAATGGACCAATACAAGATATAATAATAGCTAATATTCTATTTTTTGATGTAAAATCAAACTCTTTTGTCCACCAATAAACAAAACTTTGATATCCAGATGCAAACCATAAAAATACTAATAAAAAAAATAAAAATAACATATTATCTCCTTTCTTTAATATACTATAAAATTTATATTATGTCAATAAATATTTTTTGGAACCCCTGATGGGACTCGAACCCACATTAAATCTCGCTTTAGAAGAACGATGCCAATCCATTCGGCTACAGGGGCTTAATACTTTGATTAAAAATATCTTTAAGTGCATCTATTGCTTTTGTTGTAATCATATAAGTTGTTTTTTTACCATCTATATATCCTATAATAGATATTATAACAGCACATCCTGATATATATAATATGTTCAATAATGAAAGATCACATAATATACAGTTTATTAATATTGATGTTAATAGTAAAGAAATTATTATTTTATACATTTTTATCCTTTATGGAGGTAGGGATGGGATTTGAACCCATAGGGCTATTACACCCGACTGATTAGCAATCAGCTCCGATACCATTCTGGCACCCTACCATATTATTTTATTTGACCTATAACACTATCACCTTTAAGACCAACAGGCTCATATATTGAAAATCCTAAAAAATAAACAGGTGCAACAATAGACTCACTAAATATAATACTTAATACTATATTACCTGTAATTAATTCATATTGAATATCAGAGTTCTTTTTATCTGATTTATTAATTAAGCCGTAAGTATCATATTCTATACCATTAATTACTTTGGTATCACCACATCCTGTAATAGATAAGAATGTACACACAAACATTAAGCATATTACAAATAACATAATTTTTTTAAACATCTTATTCTCCTTTTAATTTTAAATGGCGGATTGCCAAGGAATTGAACCCTGATCATCTGGATTGGAGTCAGATATACTACCATTGTACTAACAATCCATGTGGTGGGAATGGAAGGAATCAAACCTTCTTGATCGCTAAGGATACGAGATTTACAATCTCGCCAATCTTCATAACTGTCTACACTCCCAAATTTTATTTTCTAACTTTTGTCCATTGTGGAACACTATATCCTATAAGTATCTGTTTTTCATATCCATTCTCAAATGCTGCTTTATTAATTTTTAAAGTAACATTTGAAACCATAAAAGTTAAAACGCATATGCCAAATATTATATAAAATATTGTATAAGTCCAAAATCTATCATGTGAATCCATTTTATTTTTCCTTTTTTATTTTATTTTATTTATACTTTATACTTTATATTATATAATGTCAACATAAATATTTTTATTTTTGGAGCCAGCAGAGTGGAATCGAACCCTCATTAAATGCTTACAAAACATTTTTATTACCATTATAAGATACCGGCTTATTTTTATACTATATATAATATATATATGATTGTCAACATTTTTATTTATAAATAAATCTGTTTACAATAAGATTATAATGAAATATATTTAAGACTATGGAGATATATTATGACAAATAAATTATCAGAAGAATTTAATGTAACTAATATCATTGATGAAGATATCATAGAACATGTAACACCACAAACAAATAATCCAGATAGTATTATAATGAACAATATAGATAATGCTAATACTGTATTAGATAAAATTATAACTGAATTAAATAGTGGTAATTTTTCAGCAAGATTAGCTGAAGTTGCTGGTCAACTTGTTAATGCTGTTACGACAGCGACAGAAAAAATCTATATGAAGGGGTTTAATATAGAAACTTTACAAATTAAAAAAAGTATGATACATTTAAAAGAAAGGGAATTAGAACTAAGAAAATTAATTAAAAATAGAGATAATAAAGAACCTAATGAAAAAATTATAGTAACAGATAGAGAAACGATTTTAAAAATGTTGGAAAATAAAAAGGTCAAAAAATTAATAGATTGCACAAATGAAAGGAGTTTAGATAATGATGAATAACGACTTTAGACAAGTTATTTTGGATCAAAGAAAAAATGATATTAAAGAATTATGGCAAGGAAATTGTATTGATTATCTTTATAAGGTAAAAAAGAATCCTGAAATATCACAATTATCAGCAGCAAGAATATATAATATTTTAGCATCACAGGGGTCATCAGATCTTGATGATACATTAAAAATTACTGGATATGAAGATTTGGTAAAATATGATTTCTTTGATAATAAGATTTTTGGTACTTATGAACCTATCCATGATATTATGAGATTTCTTAAAGCTTCTGCTCGTAGAACAGAAACAGGTAAAAGAATATTAATACTTGTTGGTCCTGTTGGTTCTGGAAAGAGTACAATAGCTAATCTAATTAAAAAGGGATTAGAAAACGATACTGTTCCTAAATATACTATCAAAGGTTGTCCTATACATGAAGAACCTTTACATCTTATTCCTGAAAAGGATAGACCTTGGTGGGAAGATCAACTCAATATTAAAATTGAAGGTACTTTATGTCCTGTATGTCAAATGAGATTAAAAAATGTTCGATGGGAAGATGTTGAAGTTGAGCAAATTAAATTCTCAGAACAACAAAGAACTGGTATTGGTACATTTCAGCCAAGTGATCCAAAGTCTCAGGATGTTTCAGAACTTATTGGCAGAATTGATATGAGTAAAATGACACGTTATGGTGAAACTGATCCTAGGGCATATCAGTTTAATGGTGAACTACAAGTAGCTAATGGTGGTCTTATTGAATACATTGAAATCCTTAAAGCTGATATTAAATTTCATTATGTTTTAATTACAGCTGCCCAGGAACAAGTTATTAAGGCACCGGGATTTCCACAGATGTATATTGATACACTCATTTTAGCACATACAAATCAAACTGAATATGATACATTTAAATCTGATAAGAAAAATGAGGCATTACATGATAGAATGTATCCAATAAAAGTGCCATGGAATCTTAAAATAGATGATGAAGTTAAAATCTATGAAAAAATGATTGCAGAGAGTGATTTCAGAAATATTCATATAGCACCACATACATTGAAGATAGCTGCAGAATTTGCAATATTAACAAGACTTACACCATCAACAAAAGTATCATCACTTATTGAAAAGATGAAAATCTATAATGGTGAAATTACTGAATCTATGAGAAAAGAAGATGTTGATGTTAAATCTCTTAGATCAGAGGGTAAGGCTCAAGATGAAGGAATGTCAGGTATTTCACCAAGATTTATTATAAACGCTTTAAATATAGCTCTTGGTATGAAAGAGGACAAAAAATGTATAAATCCTATTGATATTATAAGAGCATTAATGTCAAATTTTAATCATCATATAGGTATCAGTACAGAAGATAAAGATAGATATATTGGAATGATTACAAGTGGTAAAGATTCTGTAAGTTCTGAATATAAAGACATTGCCAAAAAAGAAGTTAATAAAGCATTTTTGGAAGCATATGAAGAACAAGCTCAGTCTTTATTTGACAATTATATCTTAAATGCAGAAGCGTTTTGTAAAAAAGATAAACTTATTGATTCAATAACAGGTGAATATAGTAATCCTGATGAAAAACTTATGCGACAAATTGAAGAATATATAGGAGTTCCTGTAAATTCTAAAAATACGTTTAGAAATGGTATCTTTGTATATAAAGCATCTAAACTTGAAAAAAATGAACCATTTACATTTAATGATTATGAACCATTAAAAGAAGCTATTGAAAAGAAATTAATATCAGACCTTAAAAATATAGTATCATTGACTATAGCTGATAAATCAAATGATAGTAAAAAAGTTAAAGCAAGACGAAAGAGTGCTATTAACAGACTTAAAAAGATGGGATATTGTGATGAATGTGCAAGTGTTCTTTTATCATTTGTCGGTGAAACAATTAGACGTGAGGGATAATTTTAAACAATTATGTAAACCACTTAACTTTGAGGATGCTATTAATAAAGGACAACTTTATAGAATAGCATTTTCAAAGGAAAATATAGATAAGTTAAAATTAATTTTAACTAAACTAAACAAAACTGTAAAAGAATTAAATTTAAAACCAACATGGAAATGTAAATGTGGTTGGAAATCAACATGGTATATAAATAAAAATAAATTAACATTAAATCAATATATACCATTACTTGTAACAGATATGACTTCAAAAAATATTAAATGGTATTGTCCAAATTGTAAAAAAATTAACAGAATAGTTTAAAGGTTATAAATTTGAAACTTATTGATAATATTAACAATTTTTTCAAAAAAAAATTCAGAATTGTTAATACAAATGATTTATTTAAAATTCAATCTAAAATGTGGTATGCCTCATGGGAAGATGAGGCATACCGTTTGAATGGTACTAATGTATTTAGTTTATATGAAAGTGATAGATGGCTTGATATTAGAGAAGTATATGAAAAATTATCTAACAATAGAATAACATATAATAAAGAGTAGGTATAATATGACAATAGTTCATCATGAAAATTGGGATTTATCAAATAAAGGAAAAAAGGATATTGAAAGACATCAACAAAAAATTGATAATGTCATTCGTAAAAATATTAAGAATGTTATAGGTGAAGAAACTATAATCACTAAAAGACATGGTAAAAAAATAAAAATTCCAATAAGAGGTCTTGAAGATTATAAGTTTATATATGGTTTTGATAATAAAAAATTAGGTGGTATAGGTCAAGGCAAAGGTAAAGAAGGTGATGTATTTAAAAAATATCCTGTTAATAATGGGCCTGGTAATATAGATGGCTCTGATTATATTGAAACAGAAATTGATATTAATTATATAATAGATTTAATGTTTGAGGATTTAGGATTACCATATATTGAAGAAAGAACTAAAATTGAGCAAGTAATTCCAAAAGGTTGGAAATTTAATTCTATAACTAAAACTGGTATTAAATCAAGAATACATAAACATAAAACATTAAAAGAATCAATTAAAAGAACTTTGATGTATGTTAAAGAAATTATTAGTGAAACTGGATGTACTGAAGATATTGCTAATAAAGCTCTTATACAATCTAAAGGTGATTTAGATAAAGCTATTAATATTGTTAATAATAATGAAGTGTGTGATGATATACAAGATATGATTTTTATTGAAGATGATGATTTAAGATATAAACAGATAGAAGAAGATGTTGAATATCATAGTAATGCAGTTGTTATCGCGATGATTGATACATCAGGGTCTATGGACATTAATAAAAAATATCTTGCTCGATCTATGTTGTTTTGGCTTACCGAATTTCTTAAAAAGACTTATAAACATGTTAATATTAAATTCATTACACATACAACTGATGCTAAGGTAGTTGATGAAGAAGTATTTTTTAAAAAAGGTGAATCGGGTGGGACTAACTGTCATACAGCATTTGATTTAGCTGACCATCTTATAGAAACTGAATTTCCTGTTAATGAATGGAATGTCTATTGCGTATATGTAGGTGATGGTGAAGATTGGGAATCTGAAAAAACAATAAATTCTGTTAATAAACTTCTTAACAGAAAAATAAATATGTTAGCTTATTGTGAAACCAATCCTGATGATATAGGTGGATATCCATCATATAGAACTTTATTAGATAGTTTTAGAAATCGTTTTAATTTCAAAATAAGAACTGAAAATGGTAATAATTATTATAAAAATGATAAAAAACATTTTTTGGCATGTAGGATTGATAAGAAAGAGGATATATATCCTTGTTTAAAACATATTTTATTTACAAAGGATCAATAATGAATAAATCAGATTTACATAGACTTATAAAAATAGAAGACCGTATTAAAGAAATTATGGTACAAAAAGGCTTAAAATTTGATGAAGTTGAATTTGATATTGTACCGCCAAAAAAGATGATTGAAATAATGGCGTATAATTCACCATCTAATATAAGTAACTGGAAATTTGGCAGAAATTATGAAAGACTTAAAACTATTTATGATAACGTATCATCACATAGTTTACCATATGAGGTTGTAATTAATTCAGATCCACACAGAGCATATTTGATGAATAACAATACTTTAGCAGTTCAAGCTCTTGTAATATCACATGTTTATGGGCATGTTAATTTTTTTACTGAAAATAATCTATTTAAAAATTCAAGGCGTGATATTATTAATATATTAAGTTCAGCCAATAAAAGATTTATAGAATATGAAAAACTTTATGGTACTGATGATATTGAAAAAATTATAGATGCTGGTCATGCCTTACAATTACACACTAATATTTTTGATAATGATGAAACAGAAGATGAAAAAAGACTTAGAATTTATAATCATCAAAAAAAAATGGATAGACCTATCAGCTCTGAATTTAGTGATATCATTATAGATGATAAATATAATAAATATAACATAGAAGCATATAATAACAAGTTATGGAAAAGTCTTAAAGCTATATCACCTGTTGAACCTACAGAAGATATTTTAAGATTTGTTATAGATAATTCAAAGATATTAGATGATTGGCAAAAAGATATTCTTGAAGTATTAAGAATAGAGGGTCAATACTATTGGCCTAATATAAAAACAAAATATATGAATGAAGGATATGCTGTATATACACATGAACAGATTATGGACCAATTATTTAGAGAAGGTCATTTAACAGCATCTGAACATGGTCAATATAATTATAGTAATTCACTTGTAAAAGCTTTTAATAGAGAAACCATAAATCCTTATCTTATTGGTTCTGTAATGTGGTATGATATAAAGGATAGATGGGATAAAGGTCAGTATGGCAGTGATTGGAATGAATGTGATAATGTAAAAGAAAGGGAATTATGGGACACCAAAGAAATGAATGGTGCTAAAAAAGTAGATGAAGTAATGCGATCATATATGGATTGGTTCTTTATGAATGAATTTTTAACACCAGATATTATTGATAAATCAGATTTATATGTATATGAAATAATTCAGAAAAATCATTCAGTTGAATATGTTAGGACGGGTTATACAATAGAAGAAGTATGGGAAATGATTATATCAAGTTTTGCTAATAAATCAATTCCAAAAATATCTATTATTGATAGTAATTATAATAAAAACGGTACTTTATTAATGAATCATAGTTTCAGTACCTTACCACTTAATAAAATATATGCTAAAGAAACAATGAAGCATATTAAAAATATTTGGGGTAGTGATATACATTTAAGAACAAAAAATTCAGACGGTACAAAAGATGTGTTTTTAAAAATATAGAGGAAAGTGGTAATTAGATCACAATATGCCCCTTAATAAGCACAAAATTACAGATTGCGGGGCCGGTAATTTAAATCCGTTTAATATGAGACCGGAAAGCTTATGCAGGATAGAACCTGCTTCCTCTATAATTTTTAAAAATATAACAAAACTTAAAATTTATCCTCTTATTATATAAATATAGTAGAGGATAAATTATGTCAATTAAATATAATGAATTTGTTAAAAAGCCATTAGAAGAATATCAATATTCTAAAAATGAATTATTAGAGCTTAGTTCATGCTCTGATAATATAAAAATTTTTTACAAATATGTTAAGATAGTCCATCCAGATAAAGGTCTTATAACCTTTAATCCCTATAATTTTCAGAAAAAAATCCTCAAAACTGTTGATCTTAATAGATTTACTGCTATATTATGCTCTCGCCAAGCCGGTAAAACTGTGGTAATGTCAGTTTATGCATTACATTATGCTATTTTTAACGCTGATAAGTATGTTGGTATCGTATCTAACAAACAAACATCTGCTATTGATATTTTATCCCGTATTAAAAGAATGTATGAAGAACTTCCTGTATGGATAAAACCTGGTGTAAAAGAATATAGTAAAACATTTATAGCGTTTGATAATGGTACTAAAATAACTGTATCAGCAACAAGTGCTGATGCTTTTAGAGGTAGAACACTTAACCTTTTAATTGCTGATGAATTAGCATTTGTTAGAAAGGGTATTGCAGAAGATTTTTGGGCTGCCAATTATCCTACTATATCAACATCTACTGAAGCAAAAATTATTATTATTAGTACACCGAATGGTATGTTCAATTTATTTCATAAACTTTATTCTGGTGCTGATAGAAAAGAAAACACATTTATACCACTGAAATTTACATGGAGAGATGTACCAGGTAGAGATAAAAAATGGGCTGATGAGCAATTAAGAAATTTAGGTGAAACTAAATTTAAACAAGAGCAAGAAGTTGAATTTTTGGGTAGTGTTAGAACTGTTATAGATACTAACATATTAGAATCATTATATAATATGACTTTTGAACCACTTCTAACTGATCTTGATGGTGCATTTAAGATACTTGAAAAACCAGAACTTAGTGCAACATATATTATTGGATGTGATGTAGCAAAAGGTACTGGTGAACATTCATCTACAATGCAAATATTAAAAGTACAGAGTGTTAAACCAGTTAAATGTAAACAAGTTGCTGTATTTGATAGTAATAAAATAGATGTTTATGGATTTTCAGATATTATTAATAGGACATCTTATTATTATAATAATGCTTATATCATGTGTGAAAATAATGCAGAAGGTGCTGCTGTAGTGAATAGATTATGGTGGGATTTTGAAAATAGTAATCTAGTCAATTCTGGAAGTAAACGAAAAGATCTTGGTATACGAGCATCAAGAGCTTCTAAACCAAAAGCTGTATTATTAATGAAAAGGCTTATAGAAGATGGTTCTATTGATATATTTGATATAGAAACTATAAATCAATTAGGAGCTTTTATTGAAAAAAATAAAAAGTATTTTGGTCAAGGATATCCTGATGATTTAGTATCTGGTCTTTATTGGGCATGCTATTTTTTTGAGATGAATATCTTAGAAGATGGTTTTGAATTAAGAAAAACAAAAAAAGAAGATGATGGGTGGGGAATACTATCTGATGTTGATACTAAAGAAGATTGGTCATGGGTTACTGATGGGTCTTCAATGGTTGGATAAATAAAGGAAATAAGATGATTAAAAAAGAATGGAAAGAACTAACAGGGATTACTAATACTTTAGCACATGATTTATCCCTTGATGAAAAAATTAACATTGAAGATATGACTTGTAACGAATTAAAAATATTATATAAACATGATAATGGATTATTATATAATAATGCTTTCTTTAATGATAATACTAATATAGGATATGTTAATCCTAAAAAAATAACTAAAAGTATTTTAACAGCTAATAATTTTGGTGGAAAAACATCTAAATGTAGAGTTAATTTTTATTATAACATGATACTTAAAAATAATATACTTGATGGTGATTGGGATATAAAAGATATTATTAATACACCATCAATCAGTTATAAAAATAAGGAAGTAATAGCTTTAGAAAAAAGTATAAAAGAAATAGGATATAAATCACAAAAAGAATTGGGTAAAAGTAATAGTGAAGTAGTTATAGCTATTGGTAGAAATGGTGAACTTTTACATGTTGATGGTATACATAGATTACGAGTTGCAATAAAATATAATATTGAAAGAATACCTGTGATAATTGTTTTACGACATAAAAACTGGATACCAATAAAAGATGATATAATAAAAAACATACATAATTTAAAACGATCTATACTATATCAACCTATAACACATCCGGAATTTTCTGAATTTAAATCAGCTTATGATCATTATAGATATGATGTTATAAAGAAAAATTTAACATTAAAAAAAGGAACTCTTTTAGATATTGGATCATGTTATGGGTATTTCTGTAATAGATTTGAAGAATCTGGATTTAATTGTACTGCTGTTGAAAATAATAGTACTTTTGCTTATATGATAAATAAATTAAAAAATATAAATCAAAATACATTTAATATTATTGATCAGTCATTATTTAGCATGAAAGAAAAAAAATTCGATATTGTTTTAGGATTAAATGTGTATCAACATTTTATGAAAGGAAAATCAAAAATGAAACAATTTATAAATTATATCAAAACCTTAAAGGTAAAAGAACATTTTATACAAGTTCCTGAATATTTAAAAATAGAAGATTCAGATGATATAATGTCATTAGATTTTATTACTATGATTATAAAATACGGTAATTTAAAAAACATGATTGAATTACCATCTAAAAGCAGAAAAATGTATAAATTATTCTAGAAATTAAATTATCATAATAAATAAGATAGAGGATTAATATGAAGAAAAGTGATCTAATAGAAAAAATAAAACGAAGATTAGGATATCCTATAGTAAAAATTGAGCTTGATGATATGCAAATAACTGACCATATTGATTATGCAAGGACTAAATTTATAAAATGGGCGGTTGGCCAAGCAACACAAGAATATTACTTTACACAAATGTTAATAGGTGGTCAAGAAGATTATGATATGCCTAGTGGTACTACAAGTATAATTGGTTATGATATATCATCTACTGGTGGTATAAACACTCTGTTTACTATGGAGAATTATCTTTATAATGCTGGTATGTTTAATAGCGTAATTAACGGTGATTCTGGATATAATTTAGTATCATATCATATTGCTAGAGATTTCTTAGATACTGTAAAAAGATATACTGTTGATGCTTATAATTTTAGATATAATCAATTTACTAATATATTAACAATAAATCCTGTACCTCCTACAGGTAGTTCACTTACAGTAAGTGGTGTAACATATGATTCACCAGGTTTTATTCTTATTAGATCATATAAGACTGTTGGTGAAAATGCTGATTTATATGAAAATCTATGGGTACAGGATTATGTTACAGCTTTATGTAAAAAAACTTTAGGTATGATAAGAAGAAAATTTGCTAATTTCACAAGCATTGGTAATACAGGTATAGCACTTGATGGTGATAGCTTAATGTCAGAAGCTGATACAGCTATAGAAAAATTAGAAGAAGAATTGAGACTTGAAGAAACTTTTGAAGGAGGCGAAATTTTAATCGGATAATATTATGAGATTTATCAAATACTTACAAGAAAAATATACAGGAATAGATGGAAGTAGTAATAAATATTCTGTTTATGAAAATCCGACTCCTTTAGATTTTAAAATGGCTTTAGAAGAAAAACCTAAAGTAAAAAGTGTGAGATTTATGGCTGATATAGAATCTAAAAAAATTTGGATAGCAAATGGTAATACAATTCATTCGTGGATGTGGTATGGATGTGTTAAAAAAAATGCTAAAACTAAAAGAGGATATGATGGTCCTGAAATGTTATCAGGTGAAGCTGAAAAAATAGGTAATAAATGGTATATGATACGATCTGATAGTATAAAAGAAGATAGATCGGATGATGAAATTAAGGAATTATTTAGTTATAATTGGAAGTGGGTCAATAAATATATTATAGTAGATAATTGGATAAAAATTTTTAAAAAAGAAAGAGGCATATAAATGACAAGACAACCTTTTGGTGGACTTAATAAACCTGGATGGTCTTTACATGATTTACAAGGTAATCCAGAACATGGATTAATGGAATCATTAATATCAGAATATACAGATGTTTCAGGTATTGAAGTTAAATATTATATAAGATCTGCTGATGCTTCATATGATCCTTTGTATGGTGAAGATGATTCTATAGAATTTGATAGTTATAAAGAAACAAAAATATTATATGATATTGATCAAGAGCCTAGTATAATGACTGCTTTTGGTATTTATGGCGAAGATACTATAACAATACAAATGCCTAAATCTATATATTATAGAGATGTAAGCAAAACTGTAGAGCCTAGACCCGGTGATATTATTAATATTAAATGGAATAATAGAAATTTTGAGATAGCTAATGTGGATGATGATGATAAAGTATTTCAATTAAAAAGATTTATATGGTTGATGGTACTAAAACCTTACAGATTTTCAGAACAAAGTGATACTGCTTCAGAAATATCTTTATCCAAACCAGTTAGTGCATATGGTGATAATGAATGGCTTGAAGCACAAAGTGAAAAAATAGATGATTATGATGATGTAGATACTAGTATATATGGATTTTAAAAATTCTGAAAAAATATAAAAATTTACTTATTACTAATATTGTTATATAATAAAAGGAAAAATAATGAGATTTGAAAAATATATGATTGAACAAATGATAACAGGTGCTTTTTTTATTAGTCCAAAGGGTGAGTTAATAGGAGCTGGTGCTAAAAAACATATTAACATAATAATAGATGATCCTAAAAAATTTGGATATACTGATGAAAAAATAAAAAAAATATTTTTTAAATATAATGAAAAAATGGGTCAAGAGGGTAAAGCTAGAGAAGAAATCATACTTGACCTAATAAAAAAAGGTTGGATTCATTTAAGAAGACGACCTAACAAATACTGGATTATTAATGCAGATAGAATGACTAAAAAAGTAAGAGATGTTATATCCGACTGGTCAAAAAAAATACTAAAAGGTATAAAAGGTGTTAAAGAAGTTGATAAATATATGGATGTTAAAATAATGACTATGAATGGTCAATATAGCCGAAATTTAACAATAGATGATATAGCTAATAAATATGCTTTACAGGAATCAAAAGATAAAAAAATAGAACATAAAATTATAATATAAAAATGATTCATATATAAAACATAAAGATATGTTATGACTCATATATGAATCAAAATTAGGAGATATTATGAAAATTAATAAAAGAATTGATAAATATTTAAATGTTGAAAGATATAAAGTTGGTGATAATATATTTATTACATCTAAAATACATGGTTTAAAATCTAATCATAAAGGTGTTATTACTAAAATAGATGGTGAATATCATCTTGTATTACCAAAAGGACGTAAAAAAGGTGAAGAAGTTGAATTATATAGACATGAAATGAAAAAAGCATAATATTTAATCAAAAAAATAAATTCAAATTAGACTTGTTGACAGAATTCAACAAGTCTTTTTTATTCATAGGATCTAATAATATCTCAATCTTGGCTGTGAAATATTTTTTAATCATCTTATCATAATCTATCTGAACAATTTCATTAAATTCTTTTGGCCATCTTAAAAAAGAAACACTTTCAAAACCAAATGCATTTTTCTTTACATAAATTATTTTAGCTTTACTCTTATTATGTATATCCTCATATTTATCAACTATATCCAGATGCTTAAGCATTTCTCTGTAATTATAAACACCTTTAACATGCCAAGGTGTACCCTTTCTAGGACCAGTAGGTGATATATATTTATTGATATTATTAACACTTGTATTGACAGATATTTCTTCTGGATATACCTCTTTTAATTCTTTCTTATATCTTTCTATAATATTTATTAATTCATCATCAGATGTATCTTTTAAAATAAGATTCATTATATTTTTAAGTCTTGGTCTTACTGCTTCTGGTGTCTCTGATCTAATAATTTCAAGTCCTGTTGTTTTGAGTTTATCTACCGGCGCCCCTTCTTCATCAACACACCAAAATGAATATTTCTTCTTTTTAACAAATAATGTTGACTTAGCTACAATTTCTTGCTTAAATGTAATTCTAAAATCAGTTACATTAGAGTTATAGCATTTTCTTTGTATTTCTCTATAAGATCTTGAATCAACATTATCTTCTATTACAGAAGATATTTTTCTAATATAATCAATAATTTTTTCTTCATCTAAAGATCTCCATTTGTCTCCTATATGCTTATCAAGAAACGATCCGAGATTAATAAAAAGTGAATCAGTGTCAACTCCGTCAAATGTAGAGGATGTAATCCTGTACATCCTCTACACTCTTATTACCTCTTGTCATATTATTTATCCTTTTATAATTTAAATTCTTTTTTAATAGTTTTTAACCATTCTATATCTGTTAAAGTTTCGATATCAGTTATTCTTTATCTTTATATATTA